CTTATCGGCTTCCCCCTCCATACATAGGGTGCGTCATAATCTGAAGAATCTCATTACTTTAAACACAACAGAAGTGACAATTGAATAAAACATTAGCATAGCTATGTTTCTTGAGTGGGCCTTCACGAGTGGATGCTTCTTAAGCCACATCACTACGCGAGCCAATTTGAGCTTCAGCGAGGCTAAGTCTCGCTTAACTCGGGCGAGCAAAAACTCCATGTGATATGGAAAAGTCCCGGTCATGTACAAGCCAGGGACTTCTTGTTCAAAAGTGAAATATTGTTTCAATCTTTCAATCATTTAAACACATTGATCATGGAGAAAAACTTGCCAACAGGAGCCCAAAGACTCTTGCCAATAAAACCTAGTGAAGCAAAAAGTGCACTAGTGCCAAAGAGCAGGCGGCGCCACCAACTCTGTGGATTCTCATCAGGGGTGGGTGGTGGCAGTGGCACTCCAGACGGGTCAATCTCAGGAAATATCTCTGCCCAAGAGTTATCTGCCTCCTTGACTTTGACAGGTGGATCCTGGGTTTTAGTGAAAGTCTTGGTGTGAAGTTGTTTCTCCAGGTCAACCAGGTCATCCAGGTCCCAGCCTTTGAGGTATGCTTGGCTAAGGTACGTAGCCCCTACGGTCTTTGCCAAGGCAGGTTTCAGCCTCATTTGATCAGGAGAAGTCTTGGTATAAAATTTCATCCTGACGGATTTTTCGTCACCATCCAGCTCTGTCTCCATCTCCGCCAGCATGTTGTCTACAACATGGGAGAGGGTTTTCGAGCGTGACGGATAGTCCATTAACAGGCACTCCTTGTGGAGAGCTTCAGCAACATTGTAATAACCTTTGAAGAGGCTATTCTTGGCGTTCTGGAGACCTGCCTTGAGCCAAAAGAGCTTGTCCTTCACACCGTCCGTAGACTCGTAGGCCTTTCGAAGTTTCTCAAGAGAACGCTTGTCAAGAAGTGAAAATGCGGCCTTGGTCAAGTCCACGTTGGCCGACCCAGCTGCTTTCGCAACTTCCGAGAAACTTTTTGCACCAGGAGCCCTAGCAGGGGGAATGGAGGCTCGGGCGATATTGATCTCGTTCGAAAGAGACAATATGTGCTTCTCGAGCAGAGTTTCCTTTTGCCGCAGCCTCTTTATTTGGGCATTGGCATCCTGGGCAGCATTATTCAAGGAGGTCACCTGCTTTGACAGATTTTCGTGTTGCTCGGCAACCTCCTCTTTCTCAACTGTTGTCGTGCCATCAGGGAAGGCTTTCATGTGAGCTCTTAATTCCTTCAAAGCGGCCTGAGCTTGGACTTTGTCCATCTCGTACCCAGCTTTGTCAGATTTAAGCTGTGAAACCTGTTTGTTGGCCTCTACCTTGAATTTGGCAAGCTCTTGCTGTAGTGCCGCTAAAGTGGTGTCAGCCTCAGACTTGGCAAATTCTGCTTTTTCCGCACGATCCTTGAAAGTACTAGCTTCAAGACGGATCTTGGCAAGTTGGGCGGACAATTCAGCAAGCGTGGACTTGGGAACTGTGGTGTCGGCGTCAGTCGACAGCACCTCCATAACACGCTTTGCAAGCAAGTCCAAGGACTCTGCATCAATAACTTGAACTGCGTTGCCCTTAAAAGTGGCACGATCGGAAAATTCTTGTATAACTTTCTTGATCCCCTCAGAGATGGATAAACTACGATGTTGAGTCATCTGTGATTCCGCCACAGACTGAAAGTCCTCGGACCTGTCACTACCTTTACCAGACATGGTAGACTTGCCTAAACAAGTTTCGGGGCCTCGTCAGTACCATAGTTGCCTAAACTAATCAAAACCCATTTCCCCTAGAGAGGGATCAGGAAGAGGCCTGAGCCCCTTCACTCCGAAACCTATCTTGTTTGTAGCCACCTCAGCCCTCTCCATGTAGTAATCTTTAACCTCACCAGTTGAGAAAGCCGCCTGAGCAAGACTGGAGACGATGTCCACCATGGAGGACACAATTTGGCTAGACGGCAGCATTGAACTGATTCGCACCAAGCCCATCCTTGCATTGTCAATGTGGGCAGGTGCTTCACCTGTGGCTGTAGGAAGCTCTGAAGATGCCGCACGCTCTTGCAGCAGCAAAGAGAAATTTTCCGAGTACCTGTCCAGTTGTGTGAAAGCAAAGTCTACCATATCCCTTGCCGCAGGACCCTCCGCATTATCTACGCCCAGCAACTTCTCTAAGGGCCCCGACAAGTGCTCAGCCATGACGCGAACGGGCACACCTGTTTTAAGAAGGTCCAGCACTGCGCTCGGGGTTTGCAGGGAAGCAGAGACATCATGAGTGGGCACATCAGGATAAAGCAAAACTTTGCCTTGCCCATGGTTGGTCCTGCCTGTCCTGCCCACCCGCTGGCGCAACTGAGAACCAGACAGCCGGTAGTACACCCCTCTTGCATTGTCAAAATCTTCCACAACCGTGAAGCCTATGTCGGAGGTCAGCACCGTGTCAACATCTGGAATGGTGACACCGACGTCTGCTACACTCGTTGACACAATAACAGATGCGTCATGTATCAATGAATGGTCACTGCTTGATGAGAGCACCACGGCACGTGAACCAATGGCTGTGGCCAATTCATTGGCCTCCTTTACGGTGTTCACGAAAATAAGCGAGCGTGACGCCTTGGGCAGAGAAGAAAGCAAAAGTAATGCCTGATGTTTAAAATCCAACCAAGCTTCCTTGTATGACAGCAACCCTTTCCTCTGCATGTGAGACACGGCAAGGTTCCAAACTCGCGCAGTGTTAAGAGGCAGATGCAATGAAGCATCAATTATGTCCTGAGGAGGAGTGGCAGACAAGTAAACTACCAACTCTTCTCGCTTGGCAAACAGTTGTTTAAGGAGTAGGTAGGCAGTTTCATCGATATGACACTCATCCATCACAAAAAGGGTGTCGGAAGACCACCATTTGGTGTGCATGAGTGCTTCCTGAGCAGTCACATACCACACTTTGGCTTTCGTGTCCAGTGTCATGCCGGAAGTAGCACCTGAACTATCCAAAGCTAATTGTCGTTGTGTGTAAGGGACAAGACCTCTAACGATGGCAGATCGGGGTTCAATGACAACCACGCGCGAGAAATTGAGAGGGAGGTGGTCGGCGACTGCTTTGATCAGCGCAGTGGACTTACCAGAACCAGTGGGCGCAGCAACAGACAGCTTACTGCCGCTCACAGGTGCTAGGTGTCGTAGCTGAGTTATGACATCAGCATAGTTAGGGGGAAGGCTTGACCAAAAGAAATTGCTCAAGGACAGAAAGCCCTTTTCAATCACGAGGGGAATGTTCGGCACGGAAACTTCTGCGAGCCAAGGGAAGATGTCCGGCAGGGACACATATGCCAGCATGGCGATGAGCGTCATTTGCCAAATGGGCAATTCCCCACTCCTTACATCGTCCATAACCTTACCGTTGAGCCAGAATTGCACCTGGGCAAACTTTCGGTGAGCCGACCCTAACCGCACAAGAACACTGGGGATCTTGAATGCATTCTTCAATTGCAGGAAAATGAAGTTCCTGACAATGAGTGAAGTGAGATTGCTCCTTTCCGAGCCAGACCTAATGGTGGGGTCAAGGAAAGAATATGGGGAGCGTTGCATGAGGAAAGAAAGCTCACCCGGGCCCCACACATTGTTGGTGTGTTCTAACAGCTGAAAAGGCCAATCGAACAAGTGAGCACCGCGTGCCTGAAAGGCACGCAAGTAACCGAAATTGAACAACACGGGATTGATGATATCGGGAACTTGGGCCAGGATGCCAAGCACAGAATCAAAAGCAGATACTGAGCCATAGGAGACTAACCCGGAGTCAACCAGAGACGGGTCAATCTCGTCCATCTCTTGGTGTGGCTCAATGGCATTGGAAGTGTACCAGTCCTGCAACACTTTCTCATAAGAGGGAATGCTAAATTTATGAGAACGCAGGATGCCAGCAAAAGAGTTGGTCCTTGCAATAATATTGCGAAGCTGGTCATAAATGTCTTTGTGGTGGGCCGTAAGCGACAGGTAGCTCAAAAGCCTTTTGAGTCTGTACTCAGGTGCCATAGTCTTGACCTTTGAAACAAGCTTTCCCAAAAGCCTTGCCTTGTCATGATAGACAATCCATGAGCCGTGTGACCACACGCCAGCAGCCTTCATTTCCGCCACATCCGTGGGGTTGGGCCTCCTCACGAACTTGGATAAAAAGGGTAAAGCTTCAAGCTTGCCACTAGCCTCCTCGCGCAATTCAAGTCCCCACCGGGCCATAACTTGCTGAATATTTGGGAAATTCCAAGCAACCGGACTAGTCGCAAGCCAAGAAATGATGTGGTCATCACCAAAAACATCTAGTTCCACATAATGCTTGAATGCTTGCGCATTCATGCCGGTCAACTCCCTCCAGGCCATCAAGTACAGCACAATGGAACCAATGGAATTGTCCATGGTGGTTGATGAATGGCCGGTTGTCAAACCAGTACCCTTGCCGAAAATGTCGCCTGTGCTGGTGGTGTTCAACAACTGGTTGTTGACCTGATCGTAATTCAAGTCGATCAACTTGCAAATACGGTCAACATCCTTGTGACTGCTGAACCCCCTCTTCCTGACTGCTTTGATGATTTCCCTGACCTTTCCAGAGAGAGTGGAGTCAAAGTCAGAAAAGTCACCTGCGAAGTGTACCTGGCACCTGGAATGCCTGTTATACACCTTATTGAACCAATAACCATTCAAAGGCATGCCAACTTTGATGGGTGTACTTTCAAAACGGAAGTTGTGATTGGGGTAAAAATTGAACACTGTTGAGAGAATGTACTGCCCCAACGGGGAACCCACCACTGTTCTAACTTTATCCAAGAGGAACTTCTTGGGAGGCAAAGCCTCTCCTTTGACGGACACATGGGCAACCGGGGTGATCAAAGAGGCAACTTCAAATGTCTTCCTCCACAACTCCTTAAAGGACCTGTAACCTATTGTGGATATGAACTTCCATCGGGAGTACTTCTTTCTCGGATTGGAAGGGTCCACCATGAAGCTGCCCAGAGCATACTTTTTCTCCCAAAGGCGAATGATATGATTGAAAGGGGCAAGCTTGGAGAACTTGAAGATGTCCCCGATCAAAAACCACACGTCATCCAGGGGCAAATCGGGGAAATCATACCTGGGACTTTTAAAGTAGCGGGCTATCGATTCCAATTCATTTTCCAAGGACATATATTCCTCCGTCCGACGAAACTCGACTGCCTTAACTCTTAAAGGGTCAAGGATTTTGTCCGCATACATTTGACGCTGATGGAGCCCCTGTTGCCAATTAGAGCCAGAAACAAGCCAATCAGCATAAGCAGAAGATGATGAAAACCTGGAGGGGTCAGCCAACTCGACATTTATTGGCCACCCCAGGTCTCTCATTACTTCAAGGGAGGACTTTATGTCGTCAGCTGAATAGGACTGAGGTTGCTTGGATAGGATATAGTTAGGTAAGCCCAAGTCGGCAATGACAATCCCCAACTTGGACAGGGAGTCGGCCAAGTAAGCTTTGCCTTTGACCCCCTTACGAACTGTGAAACCGTCTTTGGAAAACCATTTCACACCAGTGAAATTGAATTCTAGCCAAACATTGACGGCCTCGACCACTAAGATGGTCAACTCAAGCTTCATTCTATAATACCATCCTCCAAAATTAGCGTGCCAAAGAGATGACAGGATTGCAGAGGAAATCATGACGAAGGACACAAGTGACGATGTGCTCACCGTGGCCAACAACAGCATGACATAAACACCCCACTTGAGCACACGATAGAAATTCTCTACAACAGACCTGACTGGCCTGAAGGCACGGGAGAAAACGAAAGCACCAAAGGTGTACCACAGGGTAGGGCTGAAATTCATCAGAGTCTTCGCATACAGAATGCAAGAACTCCACAGTAGGGATGAATTCTCATACCATCCTGACAATTTGTGAGTGCCGTTGATTCTCCTCAACGAGGACAGCACAATATCCTCCGACGGGCACCCAATGAGGGGGTCAATCCCCGCCACCACAATGGAGGCATGACGTCTAAACGAAAACCAGGACCCAGAGTCCACCCAAAGAGCGTGCTCAGGTCCAAATTGGCGAATCAACTCTGCTTCTCGATAGACGAACCGACGAGCAGTGAACACGCCACCAAGCATCAGCACTGAAATAAAACTGGGGAGCAACCCAGATATCCACAGCGCCACCCAAGGAGACAAAAATGGGCAAACAACCCAGAAAATAATACAGGGCACTGAAGACACCAGAGCCAGTAAACCCATAAACAACACACAAAAACACATCAGCAGCCCCAACCGGAGGAGCAAGCTGAGTGGAAAAAGGGCAAAAGAAAGAAGCCCGTGGTTCTCTATGTGAG